ACAGTCTATTATGACTGAGTGGTACTGGTCAGGTAGCCTTGATGCCTTTGCTGATATGTGCAACCTACGCTGTAAGTCTGACACACAAGCAGAAACACGAGAGGTAGCAAAGCAGATTGACCTCAAGATGATCCAGCTATTTCCCGTATCATGGGATGCACTGACGGATAATAGTGATGACTGAGTATGTAAATGAACCCGTCAAGATAACTGACATAACAGAGCATGAGGATGGCAGTGCCACGCTGCAGGTAGAGTGTGACCCTAAGACATTTGCTGCTATCTTTAACGTAGGTTTTGTGTCGCTGATTAAGGCTGGCTTATACTGGGAGACAGATAATGACAGACAATGAGTGGCCCTTAGAAGCTGACTTCACACACATCAGACCTATGACTGATGAAGAACGCAAAGCGTCTAAGGAGCGTGAAGAAAAGAATAAGTGGCGCAAGTGTGTCAGTTGTGGTAACGCAAGTAGAGGTACATGGTGCAGCTTATGTCTGGATGAAGGATGATTAATAGTCAGTGGAAGAAGCTAATAGCAGAAGAAAAAGCATTTAAGGAGAGCGTAATGCGAGATCACGAGTTTAGTAATGAAGTGTTAGCGGAGCATACGCCAGATAATGTTAACAACCCAGCGCACTATGGTAAGGGGAGCATAGAGTGCATTGACTATATAGAAGATTTCCTAACCACAGAGGAGTACATAGGCTACCTTCGTGGTAACATTGCTAAGTATCTACACCGCTGGCGGTACAAGAATAAACAAGAAGATTTACTCAAGTCGCAGTGGTACTTGGGTAGGCTGATAAAGTTACAAGAGAAGGAAGAGACATGATACCTGTAGGACAGTTGAAGCTACTGCTAACAAAGGCCGGACTAGAGTTTAAGATAGTGCGAGTAGAAGGTAGTGTAGCACATGTTAATATACTTGTAGCGGAGGTTTAATATGTACACAGTTGAGTTTGAATCAGACGCTGCTGTAATTACAACGCTAGACCAGGATAACATGCATGAGGATGTAGAGGTAATCTTAGGTGATGATGGTGATGTATTTATACGGCAGTTCGAGCCAGACATGGACTCATATCAGATGGTTATTATGAGCAGCCAACAGTTTTTAGATATTATGGCAGCATATAATAGTAAAGAAGGTATGTATTATTTAGAGGTAAGACATGAGTGATGAAGGAATGTATTTTTTAGGTGGCGCTTTTGCAATATATGTGTTAGCTACACCATTACTATATCACATGGTAGAGCCAGAAAACCCTGAGGAGGATAACTCTGGCCCTATTAAATTTGCATTCTTGTGGCCTCTAGTGGCCCTTGAACTTATATACAGAATTTTTGTAGGAGAGAAAGATAATGATGGAACTGGCTCTAATTAAGACACTACTTGACCGTGACTTTTATAATCAACACAAGGGCATACGTTGTCCTGATAAGATATTTAGTAAAGATGTACGTAAGATTAAACAAGCATTAGATAGTGCTATGGAGACCTATGAGGGCAGTATGAATGTACAAGACCTTCAGGCTGTATTCAACCGTATGAATCAGAGTATGACCACAGCAACACGCACAGCCTATGACGCATTATTTAGGCGTATTGATATTGCTGAGCCTATTAAAGAGGAGATAGCACAGGACACTCTTTCACATTTATTCCAGCAGCACGTTGGGGATGTTGTAGCTAATCTTGGGTTTGATTATGTTAATGGTACAGAGAACAGCCTAGAACCCTTGAGGCTTTTACTTGAGGAATATAAGAATGATTTTACGCCCAACTTACGGGTTGATTGGGAGGATGACGATCTAGATACTATCCTAGACGCTACGGCTCTTGAGTCCCGCTGGTCATTCAACCTATCTAGCTTAGCCCGTAAGGTTGAGGGCGTTAGTGGTGGTCACCTTGTTGTAGTAGGTGCACGTCCTAATACAGGTAAGACTTCATTTCATGCTTCACTAATAGCAGCAGACGGTGGTTTTGCACATCAAGGAGCGCGTTGTGTCATACTCTGCAATGAGGAGGCTTATACACGTGTGGCCTCACGCTACGTTAGTGCTTCCGCTAACATGACAATGAAGGAGGTACGCGAGAACCAAGCCCTAGCACGTAAACGATATGAGCCAGTACGTAAGAATATTATGTTTAAGGAGAGTACAGGCAAGGGTATGTCTTGGGTTGAATCTGTAGTTAAACAGGAGAAGCCTGACGTTGTAGTATTAGATATGGGTGATAAGTTTTCAGACATGAAGAGTGAGCGCAGTGACATTACTCTTAAAGCTGCTGCTATCCATGCACGTAACATAGCAAAGCAATATGACTGTTGCGTCATATGGATGTCGCAGTTAAGCGCAGAGGCAGAGGGTAGGACAGACCCTAATCAATCTATGATGGAAGGAAGTAAGACAGGTAAAGCTGCAGAAGCAGATCTTATGGTACTTATTGGTAAGGCAGCACAAGTAGAGGGACAGGATGAAGATCCAGTACGCTATCTTAACCTTGCTAAGAATAAACTAAATGGTTATCAAGGAAAGATAGCCTGTGTTTTAGATGGCTCACGTTCTATCTATACAGCTTAGGAGGTATTATGAGACTAGTATTGGATGTTGAAAACAGTGTAACTTGGAGGGATGGTAAGATCTTTAACGATCCATTTGAACCCAACAATACACTAACTCAGGTTGGCATGTTAAATGCTGACAATCATGATGAATTACGTATTGTAAACTTAGATCATAATGATGCTAAAGATACTTCAGGTTCTGGGAGAATCTTAGTGCAGCGTGTTTTAGATATGACAACTTTACTTATCATGCACAATGCTAGACATGATTTGATGTGGCTATGGGAGAGTGGCTTTGTGTATGAGGGTAAAATCTACGATACAATGCTTGCAGAATACATTTTATTACGTGGACAGAAAGCACCTAAATCACTTAGTGCCTGCGCTATACGCCGTGAATTAGCTGAGCAAAAGGAGGATTATCTATCCATATGTATTAAGAAAGGTATCAACACAAATGAGACTGATCTCAGTAAGCTTAGCCTTTATCTTAGGGCTGATCTGCTCACAACTAGTGAGTTGTTCCATAGTATCGAAGAAGACTACGCTAAAAAGGAGTCAGCCTCTCTTGTTACAGTCAGAGAAGTCACCTTCCAAACCTGTAAAACCCTCACCAGAATGTACATGTCAGGAATCAGGGTGGATCTCAATGAACTAGAGCGGGTACGTGAGCAATTTGAGGATGAGCGCTCTGAGTTAGAGACACGCCTTCAAACTAAGGTGCGTGAGCTAATGGGTGACACACCTATCAACCTCAACAGTCCAGAGCAGGTATCGCAGGTAGTGTTCTCACGTAAAGTAAAGGATAAGTCCTCTTGGATACAGAAGTTTGACTACCAAGACAGTTCAGACTATAGGAAGTCTTATCATACCGTTTGCAAGGAAAAGTTTAACACCATTGTTAACGCTAATACAGAGGTAATCAAACTCACCAAGGCATTCACCTGCCCAACATGTGAGGGTGAAGGCAAAACGTACAAGACCAAGAAGGATGGCACCAATTTTGCTAAACCTAACAAGTGTAAGGATTGTGACTCTCGTGGCTTTCAATTAACACAGACACAGCAGGTTGCTGGGCTACGCTTTTCTGTACCTAACAAGAAGTGGGTCAGTGCTAACGGGTTTAGCACTAGTAAAGAAAATATACAGTTGTTAATCTCAACAGCTAAGACACACAAAAAAGATGAGGCAGTAGCTTTTCTTAAGGATTATTTGCGCTTCACTGCTATCAGAAGTTACCTATCCACATTTGTAGATGGAATAGGTATATACTCCAAGGGCGATGGTTTCCTCCATGCTACACTCACTCAGAGTGTCACAGCTACAGGCCGTTTTAGTGGTAAGGAACCTAACATGCAGAACATGCCTCGTGGGGGTACGTTTCCCGTTAAGCGCGTCTTTGTGTCTCGCTGGGATGGTGGTCAGATATGTGAGGCTGACTTTGCACAGCTAGAGTTCCGTACAGCTGCATTCCTGGCTCAGGATGAGATTGCTATGGAAGAGATCAACACAGGCTTTGACGTACACAGTTATACAGCAAAAGTTATCTCTGATGCAGGCCAGCCTACAACACGTCAGCAAGCCAAGGAGCATACGTTTGCACCCCTCTTTGGGGCTACAGGCTATGGTAGATCTAAAGCAGAAGAGGCATATTACATACAGTTTATTGCCAAATACAAAGGAGTAGCGGCTTGGCATAAAAACTTAGGAGAGGAGGCAATGCGCTTTAACAAAATAACTAATGTCTCTGGCAGGCAATATGCTTTCCCAGACATTACACGTAAATCAAACGGTAGTGTATCACACTTCACTACAATTAAGAATTATCCAGTGCAAGGTTTCGCAACAGGTGATGTAGTGCCTGTGGTTTTGAATGAGATGCACTGCCGTCTTGAGTCTATGAAGTCCTGTCTTGTTAATACAGTACATGACTCAATGGTTATAGACATACACCCAGATGAAACAGAACAGGTACTAAATATGATAAATGATATGAATGAAGGGTTGACAGACTTAATCGAAGTAGCATATGGAATAAGGATGAATGTGCCACTACTATTAGAAGCTAAAATTGGGCTAAACTGGCTTGACACAGTGGACGTGTAGTGTATAACTAGGTACTCTTTGACTCTATTAAAAGGATATAGAAATGAGCAATGAATTAGCAATAGCAACAGAACGTGGTCAGTCAATGGCTGAGCTTATGGGTGTATCAACTACACCTAGCCAGCAGGCAGCACCTTCTATTGCACGTGTTGGTATGATACATCAGCCTATCATGGGTGAGGTAGATTTCAACGGTAAAACAATCAAGACTGAGGTTGTACCTGTAGGTGCATTCACACTCATGCAGGGTGATGATAAGATCTACAGTAATGGCGTTACACTACGTGTCTTTGCCCAGCGTAATCAATGGCAGCGCTGGAATAGTGAGACAGAGGAGATGGAAAAGTCTGTCATGGCTAATACACTTAGTGGAGACATGAAAGATAGTGTTGGTGGATTTAACCTTGGGCGTCCTACAGGTTACATCGAAGATTTCCAAGCACTACCTGACGCTACTAAGCAAATCATGCGTTCAGTAAAACGTGTTAAAGTATTCTTTGGTACGGTTACACTAGATAACCCAGTTAACGATATGGGTGAGGCAGTTACAGGCAACTACACGGATGTTCCTGTGGTCATGGATATCAAGAATCGTGACTCACTTAAGAGTATTGACGCTGTACTAAATGGTTTGAGCCGTAAGAATTTACTGCCTATCATGTCTAACATTAAACTGTCAGGTGTAGAGGATAGCATTCCTACAGGCGCTAAGTTTGGTAAGATCGAAGCTAAATTAGGTACTGCTGTCGATCTTCAGGATGCTGACAATGAAACCTTAAAAGATTTTATGGAGCTTATAGAGTTTTTTAATGGTAAAGTGCTTGATCTACATAATCAACGTAATGGTAGTGGTATATCTGATGCGGATGCTGCCGTAGTCAAAGATATCATTGACAATGATTTCCTAGAGGTAGAGTAATGAATCATCCAGGGGAACTAAAAGTATTTAGTTTTTTACAAAAAGCTATGGCTGGTGAGTCAACAATGACTGAGGCGGTAACCAAGCAGGTTGCCGCTGACGTTGAAGCAGCTATGAATAAGCAGTTCAATTCAGGGCCACGTGACAAGTTTCGTTTACGTATGTCTAATATTGGCAAGCCTAAGTGTCAGCTGTGGTTTGAGAAGAATGATCCAGAGGATAAGACACCTTTTCCACCTCACTTCCTGATGAATATGATTCTAGGAGACATTGTTGAGGCCGTGTTTAAGGGCTTATTACGTGCAGCAGGCGTAGAGTTCAAGGACAACGACAGGGTTACGCTCAAGTTACCTCACGGTCAGGAGATCAAGGGTGAGTATGACATGGAGATGGATGGCCGCATTGACGATGTCAAGTCTGCATCCCCGTGGTCATATGATAACAAGTTTGCGTCCTTCGATACCCTTGCACAGGGTGATAGCTTTGGCTACGTAGCACAGCTTGTAGGCTACGCAGAGGGCGCAGGGAAAGAGGTAGGTGGCTGGTGGGTAGTCAACAAAGCAAACGGGCAATTCAAGTATGTAGACGCCTCTGAGGGAGTGGATAAGAATGCAGTAATAGCTGACATCCAAGCTCTCGTAGACTACATAGATAATGATGAACCCTTTGAGCGTTGTTATGAGCCAGTAGAAGAAACATTCTACCGTAAGAAGACAGGCAACTGGGTACTGCCATCAGGATGTAAGTTCTGTAGCTTCAAGCATAAGTGTCACACTAACTTGCAGCCACGTCCAAGCATCCCTAGTAAGTCAAAAAACCCACAAGAAGTAGATTACACGTACATATCAGAGGAATATAAGTATGGCTAAACTAACTATTAACGACACTGACTACTACACAGACGACTTCAATGAAGATCAGATGAAAATGTACCAAGAAGTACAAATAGCTTCATCTGAAATTGAAAGGATGTCTTACCTAGTCAATGTACTTAAGGCGAGACAGGAGATGTTTGCAGGTATGATTGTACAAGCAGCAGAGTCTGAGGTAGAAGATGCCCAAGACGAACCGGAAGCATAACTCTAGAACATATCGCAGTGGCCTTGAAGTTGAGGCCGCTGCATACCTCAAGGATAGGCAGAAGATTGTAGCCTATGAAAAGCTAAAGATAGAGTGGGAGGATCTAAAGTATCGTACATACACACCTGACTTTGAGTTAGACAATGGTATCATAATTGAAATGAAGGGGTTGTTTTCCGCTGCAGATAGACGTAAGCATATAGAGATACAACGCCAGCATCCTACACTAGATATTCGTTTTGTGTTTAGTAATGCAAATTCAAGGCTCTACAAGGGAGCAAAGAGTAGGTACTGTGATTGGTGTGATCAGAAGGGTTTTCTCTGGGCACATCGTGTGATACCAGAAGGCTGGCTTAAAGAGAAGGGAAAGCGTATGAAAGAACAACGTGTCAAAGTAAAGAGGAGAGAGTGATGGCCTACGAGATTAAAGCTGGTGACATAGCTATTGTATTATCTCCTATCGTTGAGGATGGTGAGTGGACAGGTAGAATAAAGACAGGAATGGTGTTTGGTTCTGCTGGATCTGAGGATGGAATGAGGGCTGCACTTGATGAGGCACTCACTATGTCTGCAGCGCAGCAGTTCTTGGAGATTTACCCTGATGCTTGGGAAGACTTTGTTGAGCTACGTGGTAACATAATGCAAGAGATGTTTCCTGATCAATATGCAGAAGCAGAAGAAGAACTAGAATCAGACATGGCGGTTGAGGTAGAGGGTAACGTCTATACACTAGGTCGTTGGACTAAGACAGAGGGTAACGCATGAAGAAGTTTAGCATTACCTTTGTTGCTAAGGTAGAAGATAACAACAACATACTATCTTCATACGAAGAGAACCACGAACAAGATATATACGACTTAATAACAGACGTTATATACGATGTAGATGACGTGGAGATAGAGAACTTAAATGTTAGGGAGAGACAATGATTACGCAAGAAGACATAGACGCTTTTGCTGCTATGACAGATGTTAACGCTCAGGAGTATTCCTATTGGGTAGAAGGCAAGATCGTCACAGAAGGTGAGACCCGCTTAGTTGAGAATGTACTAGGCTTAGTAGGTGAAGCAGGCGAGGTAGCAGAGAAGATAAAAAAGATGCTACGTGACTCTAATCGTATTTCACCAGATGAGATAATAAAAGAATTAGGTGACGTTGTGTTTTATGCTACAGCCCTAGCCAACTATTTCAATAGCGACCTCACAGAGGTACTGCAAGTTAATATGGATAAACTAAACAGCCGTGCAAAACGTGGCGTTATTAAAGGATCAGGAGACAACAGATGAGCAATCAACTACCAACAGACTATCAATCGTTCATTCACAAGTCACGCTATGCCAAGTACTTTGATGGTGAAGGCCGTGAGTCCTGGAGTAGCACAGTAGGACGCTACATGGACAACGTAGTCCGTAAGGCTCTAGGTGGTGTGGATAACACGTACATCAAAGACATTGAGCAGGCTATCATAGGTCAAGAGATCATGCCATCCATGCGCGCTATGATGACAGCAGGCCCAGCGCTTGATCGTGACAACACTGCAGGCTATAACTGCTCTTACTTACCCGTAGATGACCCTAAGTCCTTCGATGAGGCTATGTACATTCTCCTCTGCGGGACGGGTGTTGGGTTCTCCGTTGAGCGCCAATTCATCAGCAAGCTCCCAGAAGTGCCTGAGTTGTTCGAGAGTGAGTCTATCGTTGTCGTTAAGGACAGTAAAGAAGGCTGGGCTAAGGGGTTCCGTCAAGTTCTTGCACTCCTGTGGGCTGGTGAGATCCCTAAATGGGATGTCTCTCGTGTACGTCCTGCTGGTGCAAGACTGAAAACATTTGGCGGTAGAGCATCAGGCCCTGCGCCTCTAGTAGAACTATTTAACTTTGCTGTGTCTACATTCAAGGGGGCACAAGGACGCAAGCTTAGCTCTATGGAATGTCATGACCTGATGTGCTTCATTGGTCAGATCGTTGTCGTAGGCGGTGTGCGTAGGTCAGCTATGATCTCTTTGTCCAACCTGAGTGATGACCGTCTGCGCCATGCTAAGTCAGGACAATGGTGGGAAACTGCTGGGCATCGTGCCTTGGCTAACAACTCTGTATCCTACACAGAGAAGCCAGACATGGAAACATTCATGCGTGAGTGGCTATCTCTGGTTGAGTCTAAGTCTGGTGAGCGTGGTATCTTCAATCGTGAAGCATCCAAGAAGCAAGCAGCTAAGTTTGGGCGGCGTGATCCTAACTACGAGTTCGGTACAAACCCTTGTTCGGAAATAATTTTACGCCCAAATCAGTTTTGTAACCTAACGGAGTGCGTAGTACGTGCGACTGATACGATTGAGGATCTTGAGCGTAAGGTTAAGCTGGCTACAATCTTGGGTACGATCCAGTCTACCATGATTAAGTTCCCCTACCTTCGTAAGGTGTGGCACAACAACACTGCAGAAGAGCGGCTGCTTGGTGTGTCTATGACAGGTATTATGGACAACCCCCTCATGACAAACACTAACAAAGGATTGGATAAGACCCTTGAGCATTTACGTTCTATCGCTGTTGCTACTAACGCTGAGTGGGCTGAGTTGCTTGGCATCCCTGTCTCTGCTTCTATCAGCTGCGTTAAGCCTTCGGGAACAGTATCACAGTTGGTTGATTCTGCCTCTGGTATTCACGCTCGTCACAGCCCCTATTACATTCGGACTGTGCGTGGCGATAACAAAGACCCTCTGACACAGTTCATGATTGACCAAGGCATTCCTAATGA